CGTGGCTTCAATCGAGTCCAGCACCTCTAATCTATCATCATCAAAGATACCAGTATCATAAAACGCCCTCTCTTCTGGTGTCATCATTGCATAAGCCCACTCCTCTTGATTCAACTCGAAAGACTCAGGAACTTCCTCTGCATTATTAGGTGCAGTAGTTTCCTTACGGCTTTTCAAGAAAGGTATCAAAACTCCACCGTTTCTATCCAATCCTCCTTCTAAGTGTATGCCTATTATTTCCCCACTTCCCTTCGTGTTTAACAAAGGAGAACCCGAAGAACCAGGTATAGTCGATATTTTATAATTGACTTTACACAATTCATCAGTTGGTTCAATGGTATTTATACCATAAACGACTTGGTCATTTACAACAGAATATACTCTTATAGGAGTGATCTTGGTAGCATGGGTGGCAAGTTTACCCACAGCCAAACCTAATTGGGAGAATAACCTTGGTGGTGCTGCTACAATAGTGATATCCAAAGCATTAGTTGGCGATGTATACAATACTTGTAATCTATTCAAACTTTCAACACTAATCATTTTGTCTCCATTACACATATACATATGCTTTGTATTTTTATTCATAGTCAAAACATGCGTAGCTGTGATAAAAGCATCTTGTCCTAAATAATTAATACGGGAGAAAAATCCGGCAACATCGGAGCCTATCTTAAAAGTCCCTACAAATTTTGGCAAGGCATTGGCCTTGAACAATCTTTCATTGACCAACATTGTCTCTTTCTTATTCTTTGTCTCTTCAACCGTTCCTTTGTCTGTTGAACGTAAGAGCCCTAATACTTGAGTCAACGTTTGAGTCAACTGTACATTGATTCTAAACCATTTACCTTGTTCTTGTATGGTGACATAAGCTCCAGTGGCATCAAATTGTAAATCCCGGGTAACTACCGTCGGTGCAATAGCTATAGGTTCTTTAAAATGATTAATGGGTACTATTTTGGTATCTAGGTATATATTTTTAGCGACCTTCAAAAATGCTCTCGTCATGAATGACACATATGTAAGAAACTTCTTACATACATGCCAAACAAATTGAATAAATGAAACAGTAAATACTACCGAAACTACTATCATAAAGATAACGAACAGTAGCAATACTGCACCATAAATTTTCTCTGATTGAAAAACACTCAAGCCAACGCTAGCTAGAAGCGTTACCGCTCCGTCTAGTGTGGCTTGAAGTGCCTCACTACTCAAATTCAC